CCGCCCGTCGCCCACGTTTGGCCGCTTGGCAAAGCCACGTCGGTCGCCGCAACCGCTGTGTGGTTAGCGACGGTCGCGGTGTCCCCGTGTCGCAACACAAACTCGATCTTGTTCGTGGTTGTGAACGTGATGCCGCCCGCGCCGTGGCTGAGCAGCACCCCACACGCTTGGAAGCCGCGCAGGTCGACGGCAAGCGGGGTGTTGTCCGCCGTTAACACGGCCGGGACGATCAGTTGCCCCAATGTGGGGCGATCAAGGGTCTGGTACATGGATGCCCCTCCTTACGAGAACTGAAGCAGCTTGATTGCATGAAAATCGCGCACGTCGCCGCCGACACGACGACGCATCGGGAATTTGACGAAGCCGGGCGCGGTCTTGTCGTCCCGGTCAATCTCCACGCCGATGCGATCGACGATCTGATAACCGCGGGCGAAGTCGCCTAAGGCGACCGACAAGGTGCCGGCGCCAATGTCGGGCATTTCGTCCATCTCGACGATGGGGAAGCCTAACAGCGACGTGTAAAGCGGCGTGCCGTTGATGCCCCCGTGCGTCTCGGTCAGATAGCGGCCGTCGACGTCCTTCAAGAGGCGCACCGCGGCTTGTACGCGCCGGTTCATGACCCAGGTCGCGGCGCTCCGGTAGATCGGCTTCAGGTCAAAGACGAGGTTAATCAGAGCGTCGGCCGCGCCGGTCGTGGTCGTCGGCGTTGCGAAAGCGCCTGAGGCGCCGGTGCCGCGGACCGACAAGCTGTCCCAAATGGTCGCGGTGTAGGAACCGACCGCCGTGGTGCTGTGGGTCAAAAAACCTCGGGGCTGCTCGACGCCCGTGCCTTCGACGAAGCAGCGGTTCTCTTCTTGCGCAAACGCTTCTGCGCCCTCTTCAAAGATGAAGGCTTCGACGTCGAACATCGCATCTTCAAGCAGCGCCTTGGTCACGGTGGGGTAAGCATAGAGCTCGTGCGCCGTGAATTTGCGCTTGGACAGCGTCGGCGTGTTGGTCGCCGTGCGGGTTTGCAGCTCGCCGATCCACGCGACGTTCAGCCCCTTGCGATTGACCGGGATTTCAAGCTCGCGCGTGCCGATGTTGGTGACGCGGCAAATGTCGCGCATGGGCGACATTTCAAGCACGATGTCCAGGAACTCGGCTTCCTGCTCGGGCATCACCATATAGCCGCCGTCACTGGCGACGACGCTGGTCATGTCTTTCAGCTCAAGCCGCTCGGCCTCCGCCGCGCTCTTGTAGATCAAGCTTGCATCGCCCTTGCGAAACCACAAATCTTGTGCGCCGCGCTCAAAGTCGCGCAAATCCTTCAGGCGTTGGTCTCGGTCTTGCCCGTCGGCTTTCGCTTCCGCGCGCGCCGCGCGCTGCATTTCGACAAGACGCGCGTCAAGGGCGGATTTGTGCTCGTCGAACGCGTCCTGAATGCGCTTGAGCCTTTCTTGCGTCACGACGTCGTCAAAGCGCTTTTCAATGCCCTTCAAGCGATCGTCGTTCGCTTTGCGCTCGTCTTGCAGGATGCCAAGGATTTTGTCCTGCATCTGCCTGACCTCAAGCACGACTGAACCGCTGCCCGCGTCTTTTGTTTCGAGCGCAAGCGGGCTTGCGCCGGCCCTGAGGCGGGCCGCCGTTTGGTGCTTCACTGTGGTCTCCTTTGTTTATTGGCTTACAAAAGCCCGCAGACGGCGCTCAAAATCCGCCATGCTCTCTAGCGCCTCGATGGCGGCCTTGTGGTCGCCGATCCAAGCCCATTCATCCGCGTCCGGCGTATCGCCTTTGACGCTTGTGATCCGCGCGGTGTCGAGCATCGGGATTGGCACGAGGCTGATCTCCGCAAGCTCCACTTCCTTCAGGAGGCGCACGCCCTTCTTCGTGTCGTGCTCGGCGACCTTGGTCCGGTAGCCGATCGACAGGCCCATGTCCGCGCCGGCTTTCAACAGCTCATAGACATGCCGGCCATAGTCGCTCGCCGTGATGATCCGCCCTTTCGCGACCAAGCCGACCGCGTCTTCGCGTAGCTCGGTCCACACGCCTACCGGCGGCTTGCTTTGGTCGTGTCCGAACAGCATTGGGATGCGACCGGATTTCTTGCCGCGCAGGTGTTTTTTGAAGGCGCCCGCTTCGACAATGTCATCGCCGCGATCGCGTTCGCCGAAGCGGCTTGCATAGCCTTCGATAATGCCGTCTTCGGCTACCGATTTAAGGTCGAGCTCGACGATGGGCGCGTGGTCAATCTGCATTAGAACAAGCCCCTAGCCGCATCCGTGATCGCTCGCCGCTCATTGTTAAAATGCCGCCTGCTCGTGCCGCTGCTCCACCCCTGATATTGCGACGCGCTTGGCCCGAGGCGGCGCTTGCGGCGGCGCATATCTGCAAGCCCGCTTTGCACCTCGCGCCGCATGCCGCGGCTTGTGCGCCAGCGCCCAGTTGTCCGCAGTCCGTACTTGTCTTTCTTCGGCCGCCCGCGCTTTGGCTTGCGTCGCGCCATCGCGTCCGCCCGCCGCGCGGCGGAAGACGGGCCTTGCACTCCGCCTCGGCGGCGCTTGACCTCAAGGGCGTAAAGCTCAAGTTTCACCGTCTTCTCCCTCTTCGGCGCTTACGCCTGCGCTTAGACCTGGCACGGGCGCGATCGGCGCTATCGGCGTGATCCGCCGGCGCTCGGCTTCCCGGCGCACGACCCGCGCCAGCATGGGGTCCATCTCTGTTAGCATCCGCCCGAGCGCTTGCGCGGGCTCGGCCTGCCGCACGGCCCAATCAACGAAAACCACAGCGCGCCGCTGCCGATCGTCACCGATTTGCATGCGGGGCATGTGACGCGCGACGCACCGGCATCGGATCACCTCTCTTGCTGGCCCGCGCGGATCGCCTGGCCGCATCATTCGGGCGCCGCCGACGACAAACGCCTCATCCATCGCGCGCACTTGGCCGTTGGCCTTGCGGTGCGTTAGGCGCGTGCGGGCGTCCATGGCCGCGGTCCACACCTTCACAAGGTTCGCCCCGCGGCGCACGGCGGCCCGCGCCTCCTGCTCGGCCGCGTAGGTCGCCGCGTTGTGCAATTCCGTCCGGGCGATCATTTCCGCCCGTGACCGCGGAAGACCTGCGTCTCGCGCTATGTCGCGCCCGACCAAAATCTCGCCCCGTCCTGCCGTCGTGCCGGCGCTGACCGCCGACCGGATCGCCGCCCGCTGCGCGTCCGTGATCCGGCGGACCATGGCCGCCCCTTGCGTCTGCGCCCATTCGATGCGTTGCGCTCGAAACGTCGTCGCGTCCTTGGCCTCCATTGCGCCGATCACGCGGCGCTCCAGCATGACCACGTGGTCGAGCACGGCCAAGAGCCGCGACGTGCAGCGATGCTTGAGCCACTGCCCGATGCCGGGGCGGCCCCACTGATCCAGCGCCTCGGCGATCTCCTGCTCTAACGCCAGCTCCTGCGCCTGGATCGGCCGCCAGAAGGCGACCGTGTAAGGGTCAAGCGGCGGCCCGCCCACTGTCCGCCGCCGTCCCGTCGCCGCTCTGCATGTCGCCGTCGGCGTCCTTCGCAGGATCGAAGGCCGGGTTCTGCATCTGATATTGCACTGTTAGCTCGGTCGACACGTTGCGCAGCTCGGCCTCGGTGACGCCCTCTTCGCTGGTGCGGACCAGCGTGTCGATCGGCACGTTAAAGTTGTTCATGTAGATGCGCTCGCCGATCTCCGGCGCGAGCCGCTCGTAACCCAAAGCCGCGCGCTGCTCGTTCAAGGTCAACGGCGCGCTGTTTTGGCCCACAACCCTCTGCCATTTCGACGACACCTCGTCCGCCAGCGCGGGGATCTGGTCGACGTCGATCGTTACTTGCAGGTCCGGCGTGTTTGTGACCGCGGCCAACCAGCGGCCGATCTGGCCATAGAGGCGCTTGGCGATCGGGATCGCCGTGTCGCGATAGAAGGCGCGGTTAGCCTCCTGATAGTTGGAATAGGTGTTATCGCCGGGGATGCCTAGAAGCATCGGCGGTACGCCCAAGCCCAAGGCGATCCGCCGGCCAGCGTCGCTAAGCTGCGCTTGGCCTTCCATCTCCACGCTGGTCAGCCCGAATTGCTCCCACTCAAGCCCGCCTTCCAAAAGCAGGGGCTTGCCCGCCGCCTTTGGTCCAGTGCGCTCTTCAAGCTGCGCCTTAAGCGCTTCATATTGCTTGTCGGTAAGCCGTTGCCCGCCGTCTTCGTTGCCTTTCACGACCAGCGCGCCGCTTGGCCTCGCGCCGTTGTCGTAAAGCGCCTTTGCGT